GTGCGGCTAAGCGCGGGGGGGTGGTGGGGGTAAACGGATTTGAGAGCCTAAACCTTTCTGGGGTTTAGGGGGTGGCGCGGGGTTTAACTGAGCGGATGGACATGCAGCGGTTCACGACGACAGAGGTGGCCGGGCAATTGGGGCTGAGCAAGGGGCGGATCAGTCAGTTGGTCAAGAATGGCACGCTGGACGGGTGCTATGAGGGCGTGGGGCGTCTGCGTCGGTTCGATCTGGGCAAGGTTGCCAGCGCGCTGAACCGAAAGCTGGACCCCGGGCAGATGATGGGCAACGGAGCGGAGACGCGAAAGCGGCTGCGCGATCTGGCGGATGATGAACCGCAGAACCCGCCGTCAAATGAATCGGCGACCCCGGACAGGGACTCGGCCCCTTTGCGGCAGGCCGACCCGGACCGCTATGAAATGGCCCGGACGCAAAAGGCCGAGGAAGAGGCCCGCAAGCTGCGGCGGCAGAACGCCGAGGCCGAGGGGCTGTTTGTCCTGGCCAGCAGTGCGCAGCACCAGGCGGCGCGGATGCTGGCGCTGGAAATTGCGCAGGTCGAGGTGATGCTGCGCGATGCGGCGCGCGCTGTCGCGGATGAATTGGGCGTAGACTATCTGGTCGTGCGGTCCAAGCTGATGGAGCAATGGCGCGGCCATCGCAGTGCGCGGTCCGAGTCGTTGGCTGACGTGGCCGAGGCGGCCCCGATCAGTGACGAAGAAGCAGAGGTTGATTTCTGAATGGGGTTTCTGGCGTCTGCGGAATCGGTGATTGCGCGCGCGCTGTCGCAGGCCATGGCCCCGCCGCCCCCGCCTGACATCACGCGCTGGTGTGAGGAAAACATCGTCTTTGATGAACGGTCGCCGATGCCGGGTCCGTTTCGCATCGCCCGGTTTCCGTTCCTGCGCGAGATCCACGAGGTTCTAAGCCCGGAACATCCGGCGCGCGAGGTCACGGTTCGGGGATCGGCCCAGTGGGGCAAGACGGTGTCCATCATCAACCCGACCGTCGGGGCGTGGCACGAATATGGCCCGGTCGACAGTTTGGTGGTCCACCCGACAACCAGCGCCGCGACCGAATGGGTCGATAACAAATGGCTGCCGATGCGGCGGCAAGCGCCAAGCCTGCGCACCATATTCGGCGACGGGCGCGGCGGCGATCAAAAGGACGCCAAGTTCAACCAGGAAACACTGGCGCGGGATGGGTCGCTCAAGGTGACCTCTGCCGGATCGCCAGATGATCTGGCCGGCACGTCTCGGCGGCTGGTCATCATGGACGATCTGTCCAAATTCGAGATGACCCAGAAAGGGGACCCGGAAAAGCTGGCGGAAAGCAGGGCCTCTGGGTTTGAGGATGCCAAGCTGTTGCGGGTGTCGACGGCGATGGTCGCCGGAACCTGTCGGGTCAGCCGCGCCTATGAGCGCAGCGACCGGCGGCTGTATCACGTACCCTGTCCGCATTGCGGCCACATGGCCCCGCTGACCTGGGAAAACTTCCGGCGCAACATAGATCCGGAACGTCTGCACGCGGCGGGATTTAGCTGTGATGACTGTGGTTGCGAGATCGGCCATGCACACAAGGAGCGTATCGTCGCGGCGGGCCGGTGGGTCGCGCAGAACCCGGGCGGCGATCACCCGGGGTTTCACCTGTGGCGGGCCTATGCGCCCCAGCGGGACTGGGCATCTATCGCGGTGGAATATGCCCGCGTCATGGGGTGGGGCGCGCTGAGCCTGACGGGCGATGGCGAGGAGGCAATCCGCACGCAGGTCGAGGCAGAGACGGAGCAGACGTTCTGGAACGATGTTCTGGGGCTGCCCTATGAGCAGGCCAGCAAGGGGCCGGATTGGGAAAAGCTGCGCGACCGGGTTGAAAATGCGCCCGATGATGAGGGTCTGCCGCGTGGCATCCTGCCCGCGCGGGGTGTTGTGCTGGCGGCGGGTGTCGATTGCCAGTTGGATCGAACGGAGGTGCATGTCGTCGCCTTTGGCCCGAACTATCAGCGGTGGGCGGTCGATTACATCGTGATCCCGCATCACATCGACAGCGAAGAGGGGCGCGCCGCGCTGGATGCTTTGCTCAAGACGACATGGCGGACGGAAAAGGGGTTGCGCCTGCCGCTGGACATCATGGCGATCGACGGCGGGGCCTATACCGAGGCGGTCTGGGCCTATGCCAAGCGGTGGCCGTGGCAGCGGGTGATGATCGTGAAGGGCGCATCGACCCAGACCGGGCCGGTGCTGGCCCTGCAACGGTTCGAGCGCAAGAACAATGGCAAGGCCAAAAGGGCGCAGAAGCGGGCCTATCTGGTCAACGTCTCGCAGCTGAAGGCGGATTTCTATGCCTGGCTGGCGAAAGAGGACCCGCTAGAGCGCGGGCATGTGCATTTCGGGCGCGGGCTGGGCGATGAATACTATCGCCAGATCACCTCGGAGGTGCGGGTGCTGAAGCGGAACAAGGTGGGCGTTGTCACCAGCCAGTGGCAGCTGGTGGACCCGACGCGACGGAACGAGGGCCTGGACACGATGAACTATGCCGAGGCTGCGGCGCGGCGTGTCGGCTGGGCCTCGATGACCGCAGAACAATGGGCGGCGCTGGATGCGGAGAGGGGGGCGACCCCCCCGGACACGCAGCCGGATCTGTTCGACAAGGCGGCGCAGGTTGCGCCGGAGCGCCCCGCGCCTGCTACGGCGGCGGCGGCACAACAGGAAACCCGCCAGACCCAGGCGCCAGAACCGGCGTCTGAGGACTGGCTTGGAGGAAGGGGCGACGGATGGCTGTGACACCGGATGACGCGATCACCACGCTGGAGACCGCGATGGCGCAGGGTGTGCGCGAGGTCACCTACAGCGATGGCCGCAAGGTCGCCTATGCCAGTCAGGGCGAGATGGAGCGCGCGATCTCATACTGGCGCAGCCAGAAGGCAGCAGCGGCAGGGCGTCCTGCGGTGGGTGTCTCTGTCGGCGCGTTCTACAGGGACTGACGGGATGTTCGGGATTGGAACGCTGCGCGCGCGACTGAATGCCAGTCGCGCGGAGGCGGAACTGCGCGCGGTGTCTGCGCGCAAGCGGGCAGAGGTCATCCAGGCCTATGATGCGGCCCGCAGTGGCGGGCGGATGTCGGGCTGGGCGCGGCCCATGACATCGGCCAGCACAGAGATCCAGCCTGCGCTGCCGATGTTGCGTGCGTCGGCGCGCGATCTGGTGCGCAATTCGCCCCATGCATCGCGTGCGGTCCGGGTGCTGGAATCGCATATTGCGGGCACAGGAATGAGACCGCGTCTGGCGGATGAGATCGCCGACCAGGACGCGCGCGAGGCGTTGATGCGCATCACGCGCGATCAATGGGCGCGGTTTGTCGAGAATTGTGACCCCGAGGGGCAGTTGGATTTCTACGGCCAGCAGCGGCTTGCGATCCGCGCGGTGGTCGAGAGCGGCGAAGCGTTCCGGGTCTGGACGCCGATTGCCGAGGATGGGCGGCTGTTCTGGCGCTGCCGGATTGTCGAGGGCGATCTGGTCGATCACCAGCGCAACGAGGATCTGGGGTCTGGCGGTCGCATCGTGCAGGGCGTCGAGTTCGACGCGCTGGGGCGGCGGGTGGCCTATCACATGTTCGAGGGGCACCCCGGTGACCGCTTTGGCCAGATTGGTCTGCGGCACTACACGCGGCGCGTGCCTGCGGAATATGTGGACCATCTGTATGAGGTGCTGCGGCCCGGTCAGGTGCGCGGTGTGTCATGGTTCGCCCCGGCGGCGACGGTTCTGCGCGACCTGGACGATCTGGCCGAGGCCGAGGTGGTGCGCAAGAAGCTGGAGGCCTGCATCAGCATGGTGATCCACAACGCACACGACGATGACGCCAGCGATTCCGCCAGCATCAATGCGGCGACCGGCGACGGCACTGCGCCGCTGCGGACAGGGTCAGGCGCGGCAATTGAGCGGATGCAGCCCGGCATGATTGTCGAGGCGCGGCCCGGATGGGGGGTTGAGTACAACGCGCCGCCAGCCAGCCCTGGACTGGTGGACCACATGAAGGAGCGGCTGCACGCTATCGCGGCGGGCTGTGGCGTGACCTACATGCAGATGACCGGCGACACGTCGATGGCGAACTATTCTTCGATGCGCGAGGGGCGTATCGAATTCAACCGCCTGCTGGACAGCTGGCAGAGCGACTTGATGAAGCAGCAATCCGGTCGCCCGGCGTGGCGGCGGGTGATGCGTGCGGCGCAGGCGAATGGCGATCTGCGCAGCGCGGTGCTTCCGCGTGCAAAGTACATTGCGCCCAAGCGGCCATGGGTCGACCCGGTCAAGGACGTGAAGGCGGCGCTGATGGAGGTGGACAACTTCCTCGGCGATCCCGAGGCCGTGATCGAAAGCACGGGCGCGACCCCGGAAGAGGTCATGCAGGGCCAGACGCGGTGGCGCAAGATGCGCGATGCGGTGCTGGACGAAACGAAACCACAGGACAGTGAAGGAGGGGCGGCATGACAACACCGCAACGGGTGGCCACGGGCCAGCCAGAAATGATGGTGCAGGCAGCGGCGCTGACCACGCTGGATGAGGCGGCGCGGACGGTCGAGGTGGTGTTCACGACCGGCGATCTGGTGACCCATTGGGTCATGCATCGCGGCGAGGTGCGGCGGATGCCGACGCGGATTGTGGTCGAGGAGGGCGCGGTGGATCTGGAGTTCCTGCGCGCTGCTGGCCCGGTTCTGGACAGTCACATGTCCTATGGCGCGGCGGGCGTGATCGGCGCGGTCGAGGATGCCTGGATCGAAAACGGTCAGGGCCGCGCGCGGATCCGGTTTGCGGACACGGACGATGTCGCGCCGATCTGGCAGAAAATCACACAGGGCGTCCTGCGCAACATCTCGGCAGGGTTCGAGATCAGCGCGCAGGAGGCGCGGATGGAGGCGCAGGCGGACGGCACCGAGGTCGAGGTGATGTATTTCACCCAGACCAAAATGGTGGAGCTGTCGGTCTGCGCGGTCCCTGCGGACAAAGGGTCGCGCATCCAGTCGGATGGCGGGCGGCACACCTCTGTCGGCGGTCCCTTTTCCCAGAATACCGGCTCTGGTGCCGGTGACGATGCATCCCGGGCAGACGCAGCCACGGGCACGGTGCAATCACAGGCGGCGGCGGTCGCAGATCAAGCCACTACAGGAGGAATTCCCATGGCTGACCCACAACAGAGCGCCGTGACCCCGGCGACCCCCCCGGCGGTTGATCCCGCCGTTATTCGGCAGGAAGAGCGCGCGCGCATTTCCGGTATTTCGCAGGTCGCCCAGCAGCTGGGCGTCTCGGGCGATCTGGTGACCCAAGCGCAGGAGGACGGCACCACGCTGGATGAGTTCCGGGCGCAGGCCATCGCGGCCTTTGCCGCGCAGGGCCAGACCCAGACGCAGGGCATCGGCGGTCCGCGCGTCGAGATCACAGGCGACGTGCGCGATCGGTTCCGGCAGGGGGCCGAGGCTGGCCAGATGGCCCGCATGGGTCTGGGCGGTGAGCGCAACGAGTTCTCGGGCATGACGCTGGCGGAGCTGGCGCGCCAGTCGCTGGAGGTGTCCAATGTCCGCGCGCCGCATTCGCGCATGGAAATGGTCGGAGCGGCCTTCACCCAGGCGGGCAGCCACACGTCAAGCGATTTCGCCAATGTCCTGTCCAGCATCGCGGGCAAGGCCGCGTTGAAGGGCTGGGAGGAGGCCGAAGAGACCTATCAGATGTGGACCTCGCCGGGCGTCCTGACCGATTTCAAGGCGACGAAGCGCGTCGGACTGGGTCTGCTGGATCAGCTTCCCGAAGTGGCAGAGGGTGCCAACTACACCTATGGCACGGTTGGTGACCGGGGCGAGTCCATCACGCTGGCGACCTATGGCCGCCTGCTGAAGGTGACACGCCAAGCGATCATCAATGACGACCTTGCGCTGTTCGCCAGCCTGCCGATCAAGATGGGGCGCGCGGCGCGCCGGACCATCGGCAACCTGTGCTACGCGGTTCTGACCGGCAACCCGACGATGTCGGATGGCACGGCGCTGTTTCATGCGGATCACAACAACCTCGCGGGGTCTGGTGCGGTGCCATCGGTGGCCACGCTGGGTGCAGGCCGGGCTGCGATGAAAACGCAGGTCGAGGCCTCGGGCGGCGCGGCGCTGAACATTTCGCCTGCCTATTTCATCGTGCCTGCGGCACTGGAGACCACGGCCAACCAGCTGATGAATTCGCTGGTCGATCCGACGGCCACCAAAGGTCAGGCGATGAACCCGGTTGGCGGCATGGCGCAAGTGGTCGCGGATGGTCGTCTGGACGCCGCGTCTGCGACGGCGTGGTATCTGGCTGCAAACCCCGCGGCCTTTGACACGGTCGAGGTGGCTTATCTGGACGGCATCCAGACGCCCTACATCGAGGAAAAAACCGCATGGTCCTCGGACGGTGTGGAGCTGAAGGTCCGTATCGACGCCGGTGTGGCCCCGCTGGACTTCCGCAGCTTCTACAAGAACGCGGGCGCGTGATCGCCTGACTGACTGCGCCGGGCAGGGGGTCTGCCCGGTGTGACCCTTCATTCAAGTTTGGAGACGGAATCATGAAAACCTATGTGCAGGATGGCGACAAGATCGTCGCTGCCGCGCCGCGCGCGCTGTCGTCGGGCGATGGCGCTTTGGTCGGGCTGATGTTCGGCGTGGCCGAGAGTGATGCGGCGAATGGTGCCGATGTGGTGCTGGTGACCGAGGGTGTCGTCGACATCAACAAAATCGGGTCGCAGGCCTGGACGGTCGGCGCGCGCGTCTACTGGGACAACAGCAACTTTCGCTGCACCACAGTCGCGACCAGCAACACGCTGATCGGCGTGGCGGTGCTGGCGGTCGGATCCGGTGCGGGCGAGACCACGGGCCGCGTGCGCCTGAACGGCAGCTTCTGAGGGCGCTGGCGTGAGCGCGTTTTCCTCTGCCATGGTGGCGCTGTTCGGCGATCCGAACATGGCAGAGGATGCCACCTACACGCCTGCCGCCACAGGCGTCGCGGCGACGGTGCGGGTGATCTACACCGCGCCGGATGTCGCGAACCAGTGGGGCGACACAGCGATCCGGTCGGACAGCGTGCTGCTGGACGTGCTGGTGGCAGAGGTGGCCGCGCCTGTGGCGGGTGACCAGATCACATGGCGCGGTGAGGCCCGCGTCGTGCAGGGCAGCCCCGAGCGGGACGTCGAGCGGCTGACCTGGGTGCTGGACACCCGTCCGGCATGACCTTGCGTGTCATCCAGACCGAACCCGTCGAGGCGCTGATTGACCGCGACCTGAAGCGGATGGAGCGGGCGCACACCCGTGCCATGCGCGGGGTGGCGGCATCACTCAAATCGGCGTGGCGGGATGAGATCCGCGCGGGCGGACTGGGCAACCGGGTCGCAAATACCGTGCGATCTGCGGCCTATCCGCAGGGCACGGAAAGCCTGAATGCCGCCGCGCTGATATGGACCAAGGCCCCGGACATCGTGGCGGCGCATGACGCTGGCACGCTGATCCGGTCGGCGGACGGGTTCTGGCTGGCGATTCCGCTGCCTGCGGCGGGGCGTGGACGATTTGGCCGGCGCATGACTCCGGGGGAGTTTGAGCAACGCACCGGGCAGCGCCTGCGATTCGTCTATCGGGCAGGGCGCAGCGCGCTGCTGGTCGCGGATGACGCGCGGGTCAGCGCGCGGGGGCAGGCCCGCCGCAAGGGGGGCAGGCGGCGCAAGGACGGCGTGCTGAGCGGCGCGCAGACGGTGCCGGTCTTTGTTCTGGTGCCGCAGGTCAAGCTGCGCAAGCGCACGGACCTGATGCCAGCGGCGGAGGCGGTTCTGGACCGTATCCCCGATCTGATCAGTGAATGGACAAGGGACTGACATGCCGGACAGCGACATCGAGGCGCGGCTGATTGCGCTGCATGGATTGATCGACGGCGCGGTGACGGGCGGGGCCGCGCGCAACATCGTCGTGCCGCAGGAGATCCCGGCGGCGGGTCTGGTGATCCTGCGCGACGGTGCGCCGGTTCTGGTCGATGTGACCATGCCCCGCCACTACCATCTCGACCATGCTGTCGACCTGGAGATTTACGCGCAGGCGGCCTCTGGCCGCGAGGCGATCACGGATGCGCGGCGGCAGGAGATCGGTGCCGCCATCGAGGCCGACCGCACGCTGGGCGGCCTGTGCGACTGGGTCGAGGCCATCCCGGTCGAGACTGACGACCAGCGGGTCGAGGGGGGGCTGGCGATCCGGATTGATCTGATCCGCGTGACCCTGTCCTACGCGACCCAAAATCCATTGACCTGACGGAGGGCCAGACAAATGACACGAGCAAAAGGCGAACGCAGCCAGACGGTGGCGGTGTTCGAAAGCACTGAAAAGACGGCACCCGGCACAGGGTTCATGGCCCTGCCGACGCGCAGCAACGGGCTGGCCCGTGAGCAGGGGTTGATCGAGGACGACATCGTCGGCACCCGCGACCCCGGTGACGCGGATCTGGACAGCGCCACGCTGTCTGGTGACATCGGCATCCCTGTCGATGTCGAGGGGATCGGCTGGTGGCTCAAGGCGCTGCTGGGCGCGGCCAGCACCACGGAAAGCACGGGGGTGTTCACCCATGTGTACGAATCCGGCGCGTGGTCCCTGCCCAGTTTCTCGACCGAGCGGCAAATGCCGGATGTGCCCAGCTATGAAATGTTCCGGGGCGCGCGGGCGGGCCAGTTCCGCATGTCGCTGCAACGGGGGGGCCGTGTGAACGGGACCGTCAGCGTGGTGGCGCAGGCGGTGAACGAGCCGGGCAGTTCGACATCGGCGGGCACGCCGACAGACTACACGCTGAGCCGGTTCGTGCAGGCCGATGCCTCGGTCGAGATCGGCGGCACGGCCATGGCAAACCTTGTCTCGGCAGAGTTCGACTACAACAACAACCTCGACCCGGTGGACCTGGTGACGGGCGATCAGTTCATCGGCGGGCTGGACCCGATGCGCGCCGCGCTGACCGGATCGCTGCGGATGCGGTTCGACAGCGAGTCGCATTTTGCCACGGCCAAGGCGGGCACGGCCATCGCTCTGGGCATGATCCTGTCCAAATCCGCCAGCGCCAGCCTGACACTGGCCATGCCACGGGTGTTCCTGTCGGTGGCATCGCGCCCGGTCGAGGGGCCCGGCGGCATCGAGGCCAATTTCAACTTTATCGCGGCGCGCGACACCGACAACAGCGCGATGCTGACCGCCACCCTGATCAACGAGGTCGCAAGCTACTGATGCTGACACTGAACCTGAAAACACAGCCCTATTGGCTGGACCTGCCGCACGGTGTGCGCGTGCAGGTCATGCCTGCCCGTGCCACCATGATGGAGGCCGTCCGCGACGAATTGTTTGGCGCGCTGGAGGACGACAGTGAAGCCCCGGAGGGGGCCAGCACCTACACGCTGAACTATGTGAAGGCGGTGGCGCGCCACGCCATTCTGGCCTGGGAGGGGGTCTGCGACGAAGGCGGGAAGGAGATCCCGCCGTCGCCCGATTATGTCGACGCGCTGATAGAGGACAGTGTCATCTATGTCGCCTTCCGTGACAGATATGTGTTGCCCACCACGCGGGTGGCGGAAGAGGGAAACGCCTAGGCCGCCGGGCCGAATGGCATTTCGGCTCGGACGGCTATTGTGGCAGCTGCGCGGGGATCTGCGCGGACTGCCCGATGCGGGCACATGCGCCGCACAGCGTCGAGGGGCGGCAGGTCTGGGACCTGATGCTGCGCTGTGGCGGGCAATTGCGGACCATTCCGGGGCGGGTGGTCGGCTATGACATGACGGCGGTTTTCATGATGGCAGACGGTCTGGGCGTCCCGCGCGAGGCGGTGGCCGAGTTTTTCCCGGTGATCGAGATGGCAGCGGTCCGCGCGATCAACGAGGCGGCGAATCAGGCCGTCGGAGGAGTGGATCATGGTACAGCGTAGGGTCACATATCGGGCCGAACTGGACGGCGGCGCGCAGGTCAAGGCCGAGTTTCAGGGCATCGGCAAGGCGGGGCGCGCGGCCTATTCCCAGATCGACAGCGGCCAGAAGTCGGCGGAGAAGTCGGCCAAGGTGTTCGAGCGGGCGCTGGCCGCAGAAGAGCGCAGCTTTCGCGCGCTCAAGGCCAGCATTGACCCCGCCTATGCCGCGCAGGTGCGGTTCGAGCGGGGGCAGGAGCAGGTCAACCGCGCCATGCGCGCCGGGGTGATCAGCCAAAAGGAGGCGTCAGTCGCCCTGCGCCAGTTGGAGGCGCGCAGCCGTGGCGCGGCCACGGCGATGGAGATGGTGGACACCGCGACGGTCGGCGCGGGCAATGGGCTGCGCAATTCGCTTTTGCAGGTCAACCAGATTGGCCAGCAGGTCGCCGCAGGTGGCAATCTGATGACCGCAATTGCCATCCAGTTGCCGGATATTCTGGGCGGCTTTGGTGGCATTGCGCCGCTGATCGCAGGCGCGGCGGTGGGTCTGGCGGCGGGGTTCATCCCCAAACTTTTCGAGGCAGAGGAGGCGTCGAGCGATCTGCGCGCGGATCTGTTGTCGACGTATCAATCCGCAGAGTCTGCGCTGGACGCGGTGCGCGAGGCGCAGGACAGATATACCGCTGCAATTGAGTTGAGCGGGTCGGCCCAGTCAGAGATCACGCCGCAGATCATCGGGTCTCTGGCGCTGGAGTTGCGCGCGCGGCAGGCGCTGGCCGAATTGGATAGGCTGGCTCTAGAGGATCGGCGGGCCGCTGCAAATGTTGCGCTGTCGGACGCGCAGGGGCGTCTGGATGCCATGGTGCGGGATGCGACAAACGCGTCTGCGCTGGCTGCGCAGACAGCGATGCAGCGCGGTGACGAGGAAATTCTGGCGATTGCCACAGAGCGGCGTCGTCAGCAGACGCAGCAGGTGCTGGCGCAGAACAAAGATCTGGTGCGCGAGATTCGCGCCCAGGGGGCTGAGCTGGACTATGTCAATGCGCGTCTGGCGCTTGGCGAAGAAGGTGCCGCCATTCTGGAGGCGGAGATGGCTGCGGCTGCTGATGCGGCAAAGCGGTTTGGCACAAATATCGACGCGGCGGATTTGTCCCGTCATGGCGCGCAGGCGGGTCTGTTGGCGCAGCAGATGGGCATCGCTGCGGATGAGGCGGCGCGCTACAATCGCGCGCTCAACGATGCCGCCGGTCTGCCGGGTGGCACGCCTGCGTCGGGCGGTCTGTCGTTTGGCCTGCCATCGGTGACGACGGATCTGGGCGGCGGCACGCAGGCGCGTCTGGGGTTCGGCGATCTGAGCAAGCCTGCTCTGCGACGTGTCATCCCGATGGCCCAGCCGGACAAGGCGCGCGGCGGCGGCGGCGGTGGTGGCGCAGGGCAGCGTGCGGCGAACCAACTGGATCAGGAGGCGCTGCGCATCCGGCAGGCCACCCGCACCGAGTTGGAGCGGTACAACGCCGAAATGGCGAATGCCAACAAGCTGCTGGCGGCTGGCGCGCTGGATCAGCAGACCTACAATCGCCACGTCGCGGCATTGAAGGATGGCTACCAGCAGGCCACGCAGGGCAACCAGCAGTTCCAGCAATTTGTGACCTCGGGCAAGGATGCCGTGATCGACGCGACCCTCAGACAAAAGGGCGCATTCGATCGATTGAAAGCGTCGATCGAGCGCGCGGCCATCGAGTATGCGATTTTCCGCACAATCGGCGGACAGAAGGTCACTGGCGGTCTGGGCGGTGTGTTCAAGTCAATCCTCGGCGGGCTGAAAAGCTTTGACGGCGGCGGGCACACGGGGCACGGGCCGCGCTCTGGCGGTCTGGACGGGAAGGGCGGGTTCATGGCGGTGATGCACCCAAATGAGCGCGTGACCGACCTGACCCGCGCCAACGGCACGTCCGGGCGGGGGTCGGGGCAGGCGCAGGCGCTGGTGGTCGGTCTGGGGGACGGGGTGCAGGCGCGCTGGATGCGTGCGGCAGAGGCCCGGTCCATGGCGCAGCTGGGCGGGTTCGCCAACACGCAGCGCGAAAACTATGGCGCCATGCTTGATCAATATCAGAAACGGGGGACGCTGTAGTGGCGCGTGAGATCCTGACTGTGCCGCGTGCCTTGATGCGGTCCAGCCGCGTGAACTGGTTCCTCGATCACCGGGGGCAGGACGCGGGGCCGACGACAAACAACATCGAGCAGATGTTCTTCAGCGCCTTCCCGCGCTTTGTCGGGTCGCCCCAGTTGCGGCTGCGGCGCGAGACGGTGCTGCATTGGCGTGCCATCGTCTCGATGGTGCGCGGGCGCGAGCGTGTTCTGCGCGTGCCGATGATCGACCCGTTGGGCACGGACTGGGACAGCATGGCGGGCGCGTTTGCTGCGCAGGGCGTGCCGTTCAGCAATGAGCAGAGGTTCAGCACCGGGCAGGGGTTCGCGTATGAGCCTTTTGGCCTGGCGGTCGGCGCGACGGCCATGGGTGCAACGCAGATCACGGTGGACTACAGCCCGACCGGGGTGCCGGTGCAGATGGGGCAGCGGCTCAGCCATGACGACTGGCCGTTCGAGGTGGTGGCGGTGCTGTCCACATCTGGGACGCAACAGGTGCTTCAGGTCGAGCCTGCGATCCGGTCGACGGTGACTGACGGCGATGTGGTGCACTTCGAGGCGCGCGGCCTGTTCGAGGTGGTCGATGTCGGAGCCGCTGCGCCGCACTACGGGCGGGACCATTTCGCCACGCCAGAGGTGACGCTGCGCGAGGTGATCAACAGATGAGCTTTTTCCCGGTCGGGTATGACTACCGCGCCCCCGCGCAAAGGCTGCTGCATCTGATCAACGTCAACACGCCGGACGGGGATTTCGGGTTCATCCTGGGCGCGGATGGCAAGTTCACCGACACCACTGGCAAGGTCTGGTGGGGGTCGCGGCTGATACAGGGGGATGCGCTGGGGTTCGGGCTGAACGGCGCGGCCAAGGCCAGCACGGTCACGCTCAGTTTCTTCGATGACCCGGTGGAGCCGTCCACATTGGTCGATGAGGTGCGCACCCTCGGGTCCGCCTATGTGAAGGGGCGCGCCCTGACGCGGTATTTGCAGGTGTTCGACAGCGTGGAGCAGATGTACGCGCCGGTTCATGCGCCGATACAGCTGTCGCAGATGATCATGGACCACATCTCTATCGAGGCCCCCAACGACATCACCCGCGCGATCCGCGTGCATCTGGAGGGCGTGTTCAAGGTGCGCAACGGCGCGGCGAACCTGATCTACAACACGACCGACCACGCCCGGCAGTTGGGCGTGGCGAACCCGTCCTATGAGCACATTCCGACAGACCCCCGGCAGGAAAAGAGCCTACTTGGATGACCCCATTGCAATTCTACATCAACGGCTGGATCGCAGAGCCTGCCCGCTGGGGCGTCAGCGATTGCTGCCTGTCGGCGCTGGACTGGGCCGGGCAGGTGCGCGGTCTCGACCTGACCGAGGATCTGCGTCTGACCTATGACGACGCGGTGTCGGCGCAGCGTGTGACGCGGTTCTTCACCCGACCGCTGGACATGGCGCGCAGGGTTCTGGTGCAGCGCGGTGGCTGCCCCGAGGTGCGGAACCCGCAGCGCGGCGATGTGGCCATTTTCAAGATGTGGGACGGGTTGCGCGGGCAGGCGCTGCCTGTGGCGGGGATCTGCATCGGGCGCGGTCATTTCGCCTGCCGGGGTGAGCCGGGGGGCGCGGTGCCGATGCAGTCGGCCCGCCCCGAATCGCTGATCGGTGCCTGGGGGGTCGGCTATGTCGAGGGGTAGGCGTCTGATCGCGGCGCTGTTGACCACGACCGCGCTGTCCATGCCGGTGCCCGCGCAGGCGGGTGTGGCGGTGCCGTTCATTCAGGGGTTGGTGGCAACGCTGGCGGGTGCCCCGCTGTTGGGGGGGTCGGCCCTGGCGGCGGGTTTCATTCCCGGTGCTATTGTCGGCGGATATGCGCAGGCGTTTTTCGGGACGCTGGCGGGGCGCGCATTGTTGGCGCTTGGCACCTCGGCTTTGGTGTCGGCATTGGCCCCAAGGCCAGAGTTGCCGCGACCGTCGCAGCAGATGTCGACCTATGTGCAGGACGTCGCCCCGATGGAGCGCGTCTACGGCAGGCTGCGCAAGGGCGGGGTCGTCGGGTTCCGGTCGGGGATCATCGACAATCATCGCCATTGGACCGTGACGCTGGCAGCGCACTCGACAAAGGGCGCAGTCGCGCATTTCGTGGACCTGCGCGAGGTGTCCGTGGATGGCAGCGGTGACGTGCAGACCACGCCGCTGGACGGGTACGTCAACCTGCGGGAGCATACGGGCAAGGCCGGGCAGGCGGTTGACAGCGTCTTGGATGCGGCCTTTTCCGAGATCACCGCAGCGCATGATTTCGCGGGTCACAGCTATGTGGCGGTGCGGGCCAAGCGCGCCTCGCAGGAAAAGGCGCTGAAGGTCTACGGCCAGGGGCGCGACCCGGACTACACGCAGATCGGGGAGTTCTGGGACGAAATATATGACCCGCGCGACGACTCGACGGGGTACAGCAACAACTGGGCGCTGTGCTTCGCCCATGAGCTGGTCAGCGTGTGGGGGTTCACTGTCGACTGGGACCGCGTGGCGATCGAGGCGGATGTCTGCGACGAAGTGGTCACAAACCGGGACGGAGGCACGCAGCCGCGCTACACGTTCAACCACAACTTCACCTACGCGCAGGAATTTGAGCAGGTGCGCGCGCAGTTCATGGCGGCGGCCAACGGGTTCATGTGGCAGCGGACGGATGGGGTGGTGGATTTCTACGCGGGCCGCTGGATGGCCCCGACGCTGACCCTGACGGCGGATGACTTTGAATCGCTGACGATGATCGACGGCAATTTCGGGATGAACCCGCCGACGGACTACATCGCGCAATATCGTGAGCCTGCGAATGACTACCGCGAGACGCCGACAGCGCCCTATGTCGTGGACGCGACGGGGGGGCGCGTGGCGCAACTGCTGGCGATCTACGGCATCGGCAGCCATAATCAGGCGCTGCGCGTGCTCAAACCGCTGGCCCGCGCCGAGCGCGCCCCGATCAAGCTGCGCGGCACGCTGCGGCTGGCCGGGTATGAGGTTCTGGGCGGGCGTGAGTGGGGGGATGTCACCAGCGGGCCGCGCCAGCTGGCGCATCGGTTTGTCACGGTTCAGCACCCGATCCTGCCGCGTACTCTGACAGCCGAGGTGTCCAGCCTGGAGATGGCGGCGGATGGGACGCATTTCTCGATTGATCTGGCGGAGTCGGTCGAGGCCGATTGGGCCTTTGTCGCCGCGACAGAAGAGCCAGCGCCGCCAGCCTACAACAACGCGGATGTGGCCGCGTCGGACCCGATTGACGACATCACGGATCTGTCGGGGGCGGCTGTCACCGGCACGGGCGGTGTCGCGCAGATAAAATGGACATGGACGGCACCGGATGAGCTGACCCCGGTGCTGCGTCTGCGGCGGTCCGGAGATGACTGGATCGAGGTGGAGCCACAGGTCGGTGCCGAAGAATTTGTCCAGACCGGGCTGATTGATGGCGAGACCTACAACGCCCAGATCCGCGCGCGGACCGCCGGGTATGAGTTCAGCGACTGGAAGCCGGACACGCCGCTGTCTGTTGTGGCTGTGGCCAATACCACGGCCCCGTCGGCGCATACTGCCTTTGCCCTGTCGCAGGCGGGGGGCGATGTGACGGTTGCCTTCACCGCGCCGGACGATGCGAACTACTACGCCACCCGGATCTACCGGGCGGATTATGCCAGCGCCTACGCGGGGCCGTTTGACATCGGCGATGCGGCATTGGTGCGGCTGGAGTACGGGCTGCCCGACGCCTCGGACACTTGGGTGGACGATGGTCCCGCCAGCGGCGTCTACGCCTATTGGGCCATTCCAATCAACGCTTCGGGCATTGCTGGCGCGACCAGCGGGCCGCAGACAATCGAGATAGTATAGGGGGCGACATGACGATCAGCACCACAAAGACACCGTCACAGGTGATTTATGGCAATCCGCCAAATTCGGCCAACCAGCCCGTGCCTTCTGACGTTGTCGAGATTCTGGACGACGTTCTGGCCAATGGCGCGGGGGCGGCGGACCTGTCCGCAATCGACACGCGGGTGTCGAGCCTGGAGGCGGCAGGTGTGACGGGGGCGGAGTACACCGCAGGAGGCCCTGTGGCCTGCGCCACCACGGCGAACATCACGCTGTCGGGCGAACAGACGCTGGACGGGGTGACGACCAGCGCGGACCGTGTGTTGGTCAAGGACCAGACGGACACAGAGGACAACGGCATCTACGTCTCGGCGGCGGGCGCATGGGCGCGGGCCGGAGACATGGATGCGGCGGCGGAGGTGTCTGGCACGGCGGTCCGCGTTGATGGTGGCACAGCCAATGGCGGCCGGGTGTTTGTCACCTATTCGGCGGTGACCACCTTGGGGACGGATGCGATTGTCTGGCGGGATGGCGGCGATTTTTCCGGGTTGCAGGATCAGATCGACACCAAGGCACCACTGGCCTCGCCAGCGCTGACCGGCACACCGACCGCGCCGACTGCGGCGGTCGGCACGGACAGCACGCAGGTCGCCTCGACCGCCTATGTGCGCGGTGAGATCATCGACACTGCGGCGGGCCTGGTGGACTACAGCGGGGCGGGTCCGGTTTGGCCGCTGGCTGTTGACAGCACCGGGCAGGCGCTGATCTGGTACGATGCCACGGCGGACAGGGTGGATTTCGCGACCGATGCAGTGACCCGCGCGCCTCTTGAGGCTTTGCCGGGGGCTGTCGCGGATGGCTCGAAAGTGTTCTTTTTCGCGTATGGTCAGAGCCTGTCAACAGGCACAGATGGCGACCCCGCGCTGTCAACGACCCAGCCCTATTCAAACGTAATGTTTAACGGAGGGTCGCTTCCTGGAACCACGGACGGCACCGCTGAAAGCACGTTGTCGCTATACAACAGCTTTTCGGCGCTGGTGGAGGCCACAGACGAAACCGTGGTGGCTGGAATGTGCAACTATGCGCGCACTCGTGCGGCGATTGAAAGGGGGGAAGACCCGGACGCCGTGGCAATACTTGGGGCGTCGCTCGGAAAGGGTGGCTCGCCAATCGTGGGGCTAAGCAAGGGCACGACCCACTACGACGACGTTCTTGTGGCGGCTGCTTTCACGCGCATGTTCGCGATTGACTCTGCCTATAAAGTGACGGCGTTCGGATGGCTGCAAGGCGAGGGCGATCAAACGAATTTGGAAACCAAAGCCTACTACAAGCCGCTGCTTGCGACACTCCAATCCGATATTGAATCCGACGTGCAAGCGATCAACGGCCAAACGGAGCCAGTTTACTGTCTGACGTATCAAACGAATAAAAGCACGCTCATTCAGTCGGACATTCCGATGGCCCAGCTTGAGTTAGCGCAAGAAAGCGACAGATTTTTCTTGGTTAGCCCGATCTACTTCCTAACGTTTAACGGGGGCCTGCATCTCGACAACGTGGGATACAAGTGGCTTGGCGGCTATTTCGGACGATCTTTTGACGCACTCTATTCCGGGCACCAGCCGCAATGGCTAAACCCTGTCAGCGCCACAATGCGGGGCGCTCAGGTCAAGGTCAAATTTGACGTTCCGGTGCTGCCGCTGCGGTTTGACCAGACGAACATCGCGCTGGCCACTGACTACGGCTTTGCGGTCGAGGACACGACGGGGGTTCTGACGATCAGCGCGATCCGCATTGAGCGTGACACGGTTGTGATCGACCTGTCCACCACACCAAACGGCGCGACAGAGGTTCGCTACGGTCTGGATTACACCGGAGCAGGCATGGCTATCAGCACGCATAATGGCGGATCTGGCAACCTGCGGGACAGCGCGCCCGAAGTGATCGCGATCAACGGCACCGACTATCCGCTTTTCAACTGGTGCCCGCATGTGGCGCTGACCTGCCACGCAATCTCGGAGTAAACTGCATGTTGATCCCCTACATCCCCGCCGCGACATCCCGTAATGCGCCGCAGATCAGCACCTCTGACCTGGCCGCGCTGGATGGATACGAGGTCGGTGCCTATGGCCATTGGGCGCTTGGCCCGGATGCGGCCAGCCTGACCAGTCTGGGGTCGACGGGCAAGACGCTGACCCTGCAAGGCGATGCGCCAAGCTATGCCGCAGCATATGCGGATATCGAGGCGGGTGACGCCCTGTTGACCAGTCTGGCAGACAGCATATCGCAGAGCCTGACCATGTGCATGGTCCTGCGCATCCCCTCGGCCACGACCGGCATCTGTATGCTGGCGGGCAATTTCGAAAACGGGCTGGCCAGCGGTCGATCGCTCTATCGCGGGGGCGGCTCGGGCTATCTGACATTCAACGGCGACAGCATCGCGACGGCCACCACGACGCTGCAACCGTCCTCGGACACGTGGTATTTTTTGGCGGTGTCGCACGATGTCGCGGCGACGTCGAACAACATCATTGTTCTGGGGGGCGGGGTGGCGGCGCAGACCTTCAGCGACGACATCACCGGCTATGCCACTGGGCCGACAAATATCGGCCTGGGCGATTCCAGCTACAACGCCAGCGGGCGGAACATAGATGTTGCAGAGTTCGTGCTGTTCGACAGCGCGCTGTCCGCGACCGCGCTGGCGGCGATTTACGCGCGGTCTGTCACGCGGGCTGCGGCGCGCGGGATCACGGTCACGGCGTTCAGCTGATCCAGATTAATCCGACGCGCGACCAAAATGCGAAGGCTGAGGCGTGCGCAACACCAGAAAGACGCTGCGGCTGATCTGGGCAAAGGGGGTGACTGTGTGGTGGGGCAAACCGTGGGAATTCTGGCTCGCCGTCGCGGCGGCGGCGCTATACGTCTATGAGCGGCACCGCGAGCAGCCGCTGCGCGGGCGCGTGCTGATGGTCTCGGGATCGTCGGGGTTGGGCGTGTCGCTGTCGGCGGATGTGGCGGCATGGGGGGGCTGGCCGGAAACGCTGTGTGCGGTCCTTCTGACGACAGTGGGCTATCTGGTGCTGGACATGGGGACTGCCATTTTGCAGGACCGCTCGCTCATCCGGGATATTTTGCGGAGGAGGTTTGGCAAATGATGGCAATGCAATCGGCGGTCCGGCGGCAATTCACGCCAGCGGGTCTGTCGATCATGGTGCTGACGGCTGTTTTCGCGGTTCAGGCGCTGGTGGGGGAGGGGCGCGTGCCGCCAGAGAACCGCCTGATCCTCCGGCAGTTGGAGGTGCGCGGTGGCATGATCTATCAGCTGGTCACCCCCTCCGAGGGTGAGGCGATCCGGGGCAAATGGGCCGCGCAGATCTTTGACGCTGCGGGGGGGATCGTCTGTGGCGGTGGTGGCTATGCGCCCTACACCGCAAAGCTGGATCCGGTGGCCATGTCGCCGGATGTCTGGGCCGGTGGCAGTTGCGCGCTGGTCGAGGGGGCCTCGTACCGGGCGGTCGCGGCGTGGGAATGGACGGGGCCCAACGGATCGGTGCGGCGACTGTCCGGTGAAATTGAGTTCATCCACGACCCTCGCGGGGTTCACAATATTGGAGATGAAAATGCATCTGGTCGATGACTGGAGATTTGTGCTGTTCCGTTCGCATTCGATGTGGGCGTTTGTTCTGGGCGTGCTGGCGTTCAATGCGCCCGACGCCATCTACCTGATCGGCGGGGTCGATACGGACCCTGCGATCTGGTCGATGATCGGCAACATGCTGTTCGCCTATGGTATCGCCGGTCGGCTGATCCGGCAGGTGCCGGGCGCGCGCAATATCGCGATGCCGCTGGTGATGATCCTCGCCGCACTGGCGACCCTGTTGCTGATGGGCATGGGGCAGGTTCCGGACGATCCCCCCGATCCGGGGCAGGCCCGCGCGCCGACCGAGGCGCAGACCATGGCCGTCGCCGTGCCGCTGGTTGCCAAATGGGAGGGGCTGCGGCCCGAGGCCTATCTGGACACCATCGCCAGCTCTCCGGTCTGGACCGTCTGCTATGGCGAGACAGAGGGCGTGACGCCCGGTGAGGTGCGCACGGTCGCGCAGTGCGAAGATGGCCTGCGGCGCGGGCTGGTCCGCTACCGCGACGGGCTGCATCGGTATTTCGAGGCCCGCACGCGCCAGCGCTATCTGACGCCAGAGCGGGATGCGGCCTTTGTGTCGCTGGCCTACAATGTCGGAATCGCGGGGGCAGGCGGATCGACCGCGGTGCGGCGGCTGAACGGCGGTGACATCGCCGGGGCCTGCGCTGCCATTGGCTGGTGGAACAAGGCGGGGGGCCGCGTGGTGCGCGGTTTGGTCAACCGCCGCGCGGATGAGACGGCGCTTTGCCTGCGGGGGGCGGTCGGGTGATCCGCCTTGGGCTGATCCTCTGTGCGCTGATCGCCTCTGGGCTGCTGGTGATCGAGATGCGCGCCAGCGCGCGGCTGGCGGCAGAGAACGGATCGCTGCGGGCCTCGAATGAGGTGCTGGCGCGGCAGGTCCATGACGCCCGGATCGGCGCGGCCATTGCGGCCGCGACCATGGCCGACGAACAGGCCCGCGCGCTGGCGCTGGCCGATGCCCTGCAACAGATCAACGGAGGGCCGGATGCGCCGCTGCCTGATCATATCCGCGCTCTTTTGCGCGACATTCCTGGCGAGCTGTGACCGGCCTGTCGAGTACATCCGCGTCACGCCGCCGGTCCCTGCCGTGCTGCGCGCGCCCGTGGCGATCCCCGCCCGTCCGATTGCAACGGCTGCCGATCTGGCGGCGGGCTACCTGGAGGCGCGTGCCGGTCTCGCGCAGGCGAATGGGCGGATCGCAGCGGTGGATTGCATCCTGACGGCGGCAGAGTCCGGTGCGGACCCGGTGTGCGGCGGGGTGGAGTAGGCGCTTTGACCCTGCCACGGCGGGGCTGTAGGCTGTGCGACAGGTTTGGCGCGGAGGTGCCGATGCGCGCGGCGCTGTTTTTCATGTTTCTGGGGTCTGTGGTTTCGGCGCAGGATGTGCCGCCCTGCGGCCTGTACACCTACCGGGCCGAGATTGCCCGCGTGATCGACGGCGACACGGTGGTCGCGCATGTCGATCTCGGGTTTGACGTGTGGCTGCACAATGAGCGCTTGCGCCTTTTCGGCGTGCAGGCCCCGGAGGCGGGCCAACCGGGCGCATCCGAGGCCACGTCCGCCCTGCGCGACCGCATCGAGGGGCGGCGTCTCTACATCTGCACGCAGCCGATGAAGCGGCGCGACCGCGAGGCGCGGGGCAGCTTTGGCCGGTACTTGGTGACGATCTATGATGAGGGCAGCAGCGTGAATGACTGGCTGCTGTCAGAGGGGCTGGCGGTGCCGTTCGAGTGACGGGTCACTGTTTCACCCTTCGTTTCCGTTATGTCTCTGTGACTGAAGCCGCTTAAGCCGCTGGTTTGGCGCGCAATCGACAGGATTCAAAATCCCCCGCCTTTGCGGGTGTGTGGGTTCGAATCCCACCTTGGGCACCATGAAAACAAAGACTTAGGCGATGCGGCCGCAATGTGACCTACGTCTGGTCACACACACTGGTCACAGAGTCACTGTTCACCCCCTGTTCGTTCCCCATCCCATCCGTGCGGCATCAGGAAACCTGCTGCGTTGCGATGCCCGCCACCTCCGTAGTTTGCCGCAACCTCTGATACGTCGATGCCGTCACCTCTGGAGCGAAGGCTGAAAGCGCGCCCCTTTGGCCCGTCAACGTAGGTTGCCGCGAATGGTGCAGCCTGGGCCATGGTGCCAGCTGCATCTGATGCGAGAGCATACGGCGCGGATGCCACCGGCACCTCATGCCCCCCGATGATCATGGTGCGCCGTGACGTGTCGATCACTTGGCGCACCAGCTTGTCATGCGCGCGCAGGATTGCCTCGCCCTCTGACGCGACCCTGCCAATGTCAACATCTGCCTGCAATCGCGCGGCCAGATCGTCCCACGTGTCCCATGACATGTCGTGCGACCCGATCACCGCGTTAATTTCGCGCGACTGCGGGATCTGCCAGCGCCAGAGATCACGGTCTGCAACCACATCGACAAGGAAGGGCCGCGCGCCGTTGCAAAAATAGTCCCATGCCATCTGCGCGCCGCTGCGATCCATGTCGAACAAGGCGCGGGGGCCGCGAGGGTCGCGCCCGTTCTCGATCTCGACGGCCAACCCGCTGATGTGGTCCGTCCATCCATTGCTGTGCGGCTTTGGTAGGCCTGCCAGATCGGCCTGAGCGGTCTTGTGATGGTCTAGGACCAGTATGGAGCGCGCTTTCTGCGACATGCGCTCAAGCACCTGCCACTTGTAGCTGAAATCGACAATCGCCACATCCGCGCCGGTCACGTCTGGCGGCTCTGAGCTGTAGCTGGCGGGGATAAATTCAACGCTCTCGCCCACCGCCCGGCGAACAGCCCATGCGGCAGTGAAGCCGTCCGCGCAATTTGCGTGGTAAATACAGATTATTTTTGTCATTCACTCTCTCCTTTGTTGCGCCGCTTTACTCAGGCGGCGGCGGCTCGCCTTGTTGCGATAATATGCGACCATTTCGGCGCTCTGCCCGGTCACGGCCTGTATCTCTGCGTCGGACGCCCCGGCCTCGGCCAGTTCGATGATCGCCAGCTTGCGCAGTCCGTGCAGGCTGTAGGGCTTGGCCCTGTCGCCAAGGCCATCACGCCAAGCGCGAAACGCCTTTTCCACACCATCATAGCCAACCGCCTGACGGAGGGTCTTGGCGATGAAATGCGCGCCGCGCGTCGGCAGATCGGCAACAAAGGCGCGCAGCTTGTCGGGGCAGTAGACAGACAATTCCTTGCCGCCCTTTTCGTCAATGACCACCATCCATTCACCGTCGATCTGGTCGCGGCGCATGGCGATGGCGGCGCTGGGGCGCTGGCCTGTGTAGAGGATCAGCGTTGCCGCGATGCGCACATTCTCTGGGGCGGCATCGAGGGCCTTGACCATCCATGCGGGCCACGGCTCGTATGGGTTCGCGGGCTTGTATTTGGCCAGCCCGGCGGCGGGGTTCGGCCCCAGTGGCCAGTCCAGTTCCCGCGTGGCGAAAGACCACAGCAGGCTGACGGTCTGCGCGTAGCGCGCCGCCTTGCGCGGTGTGTCGGATAGCGTGCCGATGGCAGCACGGACGCCCTGACGTGTCGTCTGGCGCATGTCCTTGCCGCCGTTCTTGGCCAGGATGGCATCCATTGCGCGGCGGTATTGCACCTTGGTCGATGCTGCCAGTTTGCCCTGAGTGACAGGATCTTTTCGCCAAGCCAGCACGCATTCCCGCCACGTGTATCGGCTGGGCTTTGTCTGTGCCGTGTGCTGGCCTGTTTGTGCAAGCCAGTAAAGCCGGTCCAGTTCGCGCGAATCCCCCTTCCAGTCCAGCTTGACCTCGCGGGCCTTCTGCTTGCCGCAGTCGGACCATGTGACCCGGTGATAGGGTGCCCAGGCGTTGCCTTTCCAGCGCCACACGAGGCGCGGCTTGGTGATGCGGGGCTTGGGTGGTTTCACAGTTCGAAATCCTGTTCTGGTTTGGCGGCGGCACCGTCGAGGATGGCCGTCAACTGATCGACGCGCCAGCGGGAATGCCCCCCGATCCTGACGGGCGGCGGCAGCGCGCCAGCCGCCACCAGCTTGCGGAACTCTGACGCGGGCAGGTCCAGCATGGCGGCGGCGGTGGCGTCCCCAACGGCCAGAGGGGCGGGGCGCGCGGTCATTGGCTTCGATCCTTGCGAAAGAGAGACGCCGCGAGCAAAGCCATCGTTGCCATACTCGGCGCGCCGTGATGGGCGATAAGCCCCACCGTCTGGTGCTTGGGCTTCTCGGCTTTGGCGCGCTTTTGCTCCATGGCTTTGCGGGCTGCCGGGCGGGGGCGTTTACGTGGCATCTGTGCGACCTTTCATGGCCAATACTTCCGCTCTGATTTCAGCCCCAAGCATCTGGAACAGTAGAAGTGTAGAGAGCGCGATGCATGGACCCCAAGCGAAGAACGCGATTGGGGCGGCTATGAAACCCCCCAAGTAAAAGGCTACGGATACGGCTTTTAGCCCTGCGAGTTGGTCAGGCATGTATGCTCCATTGATCGGCGGCGGCGTTCATCATTCCGGGGAAGGACCGGCTGCGCAGGCGTGCGCGCTCCGGTCCCGGGGGCATCCGGTGGATGCGGTTCCAGCGTTTCCATGCGTCTGAGCCGCGCTCTGGTTCTGGCAGGCGCTGCGTCTCCGACAGCTCGGGCAGGCCGCGCAGATACCAGCCGGTCGCCTTGTAGGCCGGTTCGCCGAACCAGTGGGGCTGGACGATCTGGGGGCTGGGCAGGTCGGCGGGCATCCGGTCGCGGGCGAGGTCATTCATGGCCGGGTTCTCGATGGCGATGCGCGGGATCGGCGCGGCCCAGCAGGCGGTGAACACCTCGATCCCCATTTCGAATTCAGCGCGCAGGCTGGCCCATGTGCGGCCTTGGGGCAGTTGCTTGGGCGGCGTCCATTTGCCGGGGCCGGACATCCATCGGCGACCGGATCGGCAGAGCCGCGTGCAAGGCGGGTGCATCACGGCCAGCAGATCCCAGCCTTCGGTCAGAATGCCGTCGCGGATGTCGCAGCGGATATGCCGGTTGCTGCCGTCCTCTGCCGCCTCGATGTCGCAGGACCAGACGTCGTGCCCGCGCGCCGCAAAGGCGCGGCGGGCGATGCCGCTGGTCTCGCAGCCGATCAGGACGCGGAGGGGGGTCATGTCTGTCGTCCGCCTGCGGGAGACGACCCGGCAGGCGCATCGCAAGGCGATGCTGCCGAGAGGGGGGCGGGCCCGCCATGTATGCGGCAATAGTCTGACCTGTGCAGAGCGCGCCAAAGCCGGGTGTCATCGTGCGTGTCGCCAATCCCATTTTTGCAAAGCGCGCCGCGTCTCGTAGTTGCGGCGCACAGTGCCCGACCGCGAAGCGCATCCCATTCTTCGAACTCCGCGCGCGTCAGGCCGAAACGCTGGAAAACGAGCTGGTCGAAATTCGAGCGCGCAATTTCGTATTCCTCATCAGAGAGGTAGTGATTGCAGCCGCTGGCGTGCATCACGTAGTTGACCTCGATTGAAACCCACTGGTTCCGCCAGAAATCGTTTTGCATCACGCCACTTTCCCCCGTGTCATTGCCGCCAGTGTGTCCGCGATCTCATCCGTCACGATGGCCCGCGCGCTGCTGCCGGTCTGGCGAGCCGTGATCCGGGCCGCGTCCAGCATTGATGGAATGTCGAAGGCGTCGAAATGTGATGCGAGGTCGAGGCGCAGGAATCGCTGGTGGCGGGCAATCGCGGTCAGCCAGGGGGTCAGCACTGCGCCGCTGTATGCCTCGACAGCATTGCGCTGCTGGCTGGTGCGGACCGCGCGCAGTCCGGTGGTCACGGCCACGGCCTCGCCATTGGTGACCATGCGCCGGATCAATGAGACGCCATAGATCACGCCCGGTTTTTTGGTGGCGCTGGACGGATTGCTGGTGGCCAGCGTGCAGTCCGCTGCGGTGACCGCGTCACGGCAGGCGATGGCCCAGCCAGTGCCTGCTGCCAGTTCGGCGCGGTAGATCTGATTGACGCTGATGCTGATCCGGTCGCGGTTGACGGCGGCAAGGCCTGCGGCCTGTTGCTGCGGGGTCATGGGGACCGTCATGGCGGGCAGTTTTTCCAGCCCGACCAGGGCGGCGGCGTGGGCGCGGTGCTGGCCATCGACAACGGCCATCTTGCCGCCCTCGGCGGGGGCGATCAGGATCGGCTGGTATTTGGTCCAGTCCCATGCGTCTGCGATGCGCTGGATCGCGCCGCGCCCCTTGCCGGTCAGGCTGCGCTGGTAGCGGCGGTCGATCACCAGCTGGTCGATCTGCGCCCAGATCAGCATGGGCAGCGGCTGGTCGCGCAGGTCGGCGCGTTTGAACCCGGTCAGGTCGATGGCGTCCATGGTCATAGCGGGTCTCCTGCGGGGGCATTGGTCGCCAGGGGTTCGAAGGCGGTGCCGCTGGCGATCATGCAGGCGGTGCCGTCCGGCTGGGTCAGCAGCACGGTCCACGAGCCGGTGTCGAGGTTTGCGAAAACCTCGATCATGGCGGTGCCCCGTGCTGCGAGGCCAAGCGCCTGCCGTGTCTCGGCAAAGCGCGTGGCCAGATGTGCGACGACCCGCTCATGCGGGCCGCACGCTGCCTGCGCGGTGGCCTGTGGCGCGGTCAGCAGGGCTGCGGCAAGGATGAGGCGGGCCGGGGCGATCATGCCTCGGGAGTCCCGAGGAGCAGTGGCAGGGCGGTTTTCTCCTGCGCGGTGTTGCACGCCTCGCCAAACGCGCTGTCAAATGCCTTTTCCGGATTGTAGATCGACAGGAAGAACTTCACGCTGCCGCCCGTTTTGCGATACCGGAACCGGACGGGCATCCGGTAGGGCGCGCCGCCACGAAACACCGGAATCGCGATGATCAGCAGGTTGGGCAGGCGCAGCGGCGTGCCGTCTGGCGCGCGGTGTTCGTTGAGGAACTGGATTTCCTGTTCGCCTGTGTCGCGGTTGGCCTTCACGGTCAGGTTGCTGGTTTCATGGACCTGAAACTGGCGCGACATGGCCAGCATCTGGGACAGTTGACCATAGCGCCCTTCGATCTGTCGGGCGGTGTTGATCAGCCGGGTTTCCCAGTCCTGATTTTTGGGGTCAGTCGCCCCTTTCAGGATGGCCGGTGTCGGGTCCATGATGTCCTTCGCGTTGGCCTCGATGAATTCGCCCAGATCGTTTTTTTCGAGCGGTTCATTGTTGACGTTTGTCCAGGCCTTCCATTCGTCGGACAGCGGGAAATCGTAGACCGCGCGGTGGTCGCAGTGCCGGGCGGTCGTGTCGCCTTCGCCGTCAATATGGTCGGTGGGACCCTCGCGGTGGTAGTTGGCCACACAGGTCAGGGTGGGCGCGGTCATGTCTGGCGTAGCAAAAAGAACGCTGTCGTCATCCTTGAACCGATTGGCCCAGGTGATCAGGCTGTTCAGATCGGAGAGGCGCGCGGTGCCCCGGCGGCGGGCGGGTTGGAGGTATTCCGCCGCGCGCCGCAGGTTTTCGGTTATGTCCTGCACCTTGCGCCCCTCTGGGACAGAGACAAGGTGGCATCCCGTGAAGTCAAAATCCGACAGCTTGATCTGGTCGACGTTGCCCATCCGGGCCATCACATCGCGCATGGTCTCGGCGACGTTTTTTGGGTGGTCAGTCATGTGTGTGTGTCCTTTTTTGGGTTCGATGGTCGGGTCAGTCGAGATCGCGGATTTCGCCGGTCTCGGGGTCGTAGCTGTCGACGTCGCGCACGGGGCGCGACATGCGGGCCATCATCGGGCTGTAAAGTGTCAGTTCGCCGTCATCATTGATGAACGCGGCGGCGCTGCTTTTGGGTTTCTCCGGCGCTTTGAACGTGACGCGCGCGCCCATGCCAACGTCGCCGCCATTGCCCATCGCGTAGTCTATTTTGATTGTCATGGAACCGGCGCAGCCCTTTGGGCCGTGTTCCTGGCTGTGGTCGAGCAGGTCCATTTGCAGCTGGCGGTGACCGTCCATGATTTGCTGGAGGAATGTCCCGCCGTCGAATAATTCGAGCAGCCATTCGAGTGACCGCATCTTGTACGGGTCATGTGCGGCGGCGGGGGCCGCTGGTGCTGGGGGGCGTGGCATTCTGGGGGAATCCTTTTTGTGTGGCATGGTCATGTCTGTCTCCTGTCGGGGTGAGTGGGGTCTGCCGGGGGCAGGCCGAAGAACAGCAGCTTGCGGGCGCGCTGGATGTCGGTCTGGTCGCCTGTCTGCATCATGATGTGCGCGGCGTTGCGGATCGTCGCGTCGGCGTGCGGGGTGGGGTCGGCGATCACGGCGCGGGCCTCGGGCAGGGTCATGGGGTGGCCCTGTCGAACAGGCTGTCGGTCCGGGTGTCGGCGGGCTGTATCGTGGCCAGCACGCCCAGCAGAACAAAGCTGCGGCCCGTCGACTCGGCCAGTTTGCGGGCCGCTGCCAGCGCGTCCTCGGCTGTGGCGTAGCGTGTGGTCGGGGTGGTGGTGCTGTGTGGTCCTGTGGGCGTCCGGGCGATCATGTAGAATAGCCGCTGGTCTGTGAGGGCGGTCATGGGTCGGTGTCTCCTGTGTCGGGGTCTGCTGCGGTCTCGCCCTCGATCAGGGTGCGCAGGTCGCAGGCGCTGGCCTGTTCCGTCGGGTTCTGGCTGTAGGTCTCGATGGTCAGGCAGGCGGCGAGGATGGTGATGTCGTCATGGCCGCGCGGATCGCGGATCGTATCGCGCGCATAGCGGAGGGTGTCCGGGATGCCCGGCATGGCGCGGGCTGCGTCCGGGGCGGTCATGGGGTGAGCACCGCGAACAGGGTGAGGGCCAGCGCGGACCAGATCACCGCGAGGAACCATGCGGCTGGGTGACGGTCGTCGCGGGTCAGCCGGGGCCATGCCGCCCAGGTGATCAGCGTGATGCCCGCCGCGCCGACCATGGCGGCGATCATCGCGACCGCCAAAAGAGTGTGGACAAGCTGGATCACAGGCCGGACCCCGCGTGGTGGGCGGCGTTGTGCAGGTGCATGACCGTCTCGGCCAGTTCGGCCTGTCCGCCGGGGGTGGGCCTGCCAGACATGGCGGCAATGTCGCGCAGGATCTCTGCGGCCAGAACGGGGTGAATTGCGCTAAGGTCATCGGCGGCTGCCGCGATCAGCGCGACCGTGGCGTCGATCCGGGTCAGGCCGCACACCTCGGCGATGGCGGCGCTGTCCTGGGCGACCATCGCGGCGGCGATCCGGGGTACTGTGCTGCGCGCGGGGGTGGTGTCGCCGCAGGGCACGGCCAGCTGGCGTGGGTAGAGCGTCATGGCGCCACCCCCTCGGCCTGCGCGTCCGAGCGGGCGGCGATCAGCGCGCGCAGGGCATCGCCCGGGTCCTCGGCGTTCCAGATGGCATCTATCACGGCGTCATGGTCGGCGGGCAGGTCGGAGAGCGTGGCCAGCGCGGCCTGTTTCTGGGTCAGGCGGGTGGTCAGCAGGATCGCTTCCTCGATCAGGGTCCGTGCGAGGAATCGGTCAATCGAACTGCGCAGGCGCAGCGGGCGTGTCCGGGTCATGGGGTCACCCCGTCGATCATCATGCGGGTGCGGCAGGTGCGCGCGATGGTGCCGGTGGCGCGCTGGTGGATGGCCTGTGCCTGCGCCCAGTCCAGCCGCCAGTCTCCGGTCAGGGGGATGGACAGGCTGTGCGGGCCGCTTTGGGTGGGGCGGGGCGCGGGGGCGACCGTGGCCCCGTCCGGCATGTGGCTGGCGAGGCCTGCGAGGATGTCGCGGCGGTCCCAGTTGATGCGGGCGCTGCTGCCATCGGCGAGGCTCTGCCGTTCCTTGAGGCGGAACCATGTGTCAATGGCGGTGGGGCCGTGCAGTGTGCCGCAGGCGGGCACGGTCACATCGGCGATCAGATCGCGGGGAATGCGGGTCATAGCTTGCCTCTGATGTTGTGGAGTGTTTGGGGGAGTGGCAGCGGCTGCCGCAGGTCAAGGTCGTTATTGGCGTCTTGCCACGCCTCCTGCGCGTTGCGTCGCCATGTGCCGTTGAGGGTCAGCCCCCAGAATGAGAAGATCCGCAGAAATGAAACGCGGCGTTCTGCGATGAACATTCGGCGCTTGTGGAAGGTGAAGCCGTTGCAGTGAGAAACAATGGCCTCGCGGACGCGGTATTGACCTGAGTTGAGTGCGGAGCGGGTCATAGCTGGCTCTGATGTTGTGGCAGTGGGCTGACGGTCAGAAATAGCCCTTTGCTGACAAGGCCAGCGCGATTCCGGACAGCCCCAAGGTCAGGCTGATTGCGTTGAGCGCAATGATGGCGACAAGCAGGCGCTTGCGTGAGGGTCTGTCCGGGGCGGGTTTCATTGGGGGCCTCTTTGATTGGCGTCCTGCGGATCTGGGGAATGCGGGTCATTGGTGCGGCCCTCACTGTGTGATGTGGCGCACGGCGCGCATCACTGCATCCTCGGCGTGCTGGCGGGCCAGTTCGAGATTGCGGTCTGTGAGTGTGGTGTCGTCGAAAAACCCGGGTCGGACACAGGCACCGAAGTGGTCAAGCTCAAGGATGGCCTCGATCAGGGCTGCGCCTTTGCCCTTGATGTCCTGCATCTGCGCTTTTTCATCGTCGGACAGCACGCGATAGGCGTGGCGCGACGCGTTGTTCGCCGTGCGGTCGTCGCTGGTGCTGGACACAGTGTCGGACGCGGTGGCTGTTGGGTCTGTGGGGTGGTTTGACATGATACCTCCATGGGTGATGGAGGTATGTAGAGCGTAAATGCATAATTCATGTCAAGCAAAAACGCTCAATAGCGGAGCGGTGACGGAAGGGCGAAGGTGTGGTTGCATGGGCGAATGTAAAAGGAGTTGGGATAGTGATTCGAGTGATTGTGGTGATGGTGACGGTGGGGGTTATGTCGGGGTGCGCGGGGCCTGGGGCGATGGGAATTCGATACGCCGTCGAAAACTACACGGACGTGCCGATAAAAGTCTTCCCGTTTGAGGGTGAGCGTTGGCGTATCTATGACAGGGAGGTCGATGGCGCGATGATGATAACGCCGTCGCTGGCCACGGTGCGAAAGGCCGGCGCTGCGACTGGCATTTCATTCGGAATAATTCCGCAGGGGTGGGATAGTGACCAAGAGTTCAGGGCGGCGGCGGTTGCCTACCTTGGGCGCCGGGGGTGTAAGATTGCTTCGGGCCGCTTGGTGTTGCGGAGCCAGTATGAGTACGACTACACCTGCGCGGCACAGTAGTCACTCCGATAGCAATTTGTCGATAAGGGCAAGTTTCTTTTGCAGCTTTTCAACGCCGTGTCGGTTGACGCGAGCGACAATCAATGCCGTGTCTCCTTCGAAGGTGATGTTAATTTCGTTGAGTTTGTGATAGCCAGCCGCCGCCTTGCTCTCAGAAGGTGGCGGCCGAGTGAGCGCTGGCGTGCGTGGCGCTGCCGTGTAGACCGCTGGTGGTTCCTTCAGGTCTGAGGGGATAAACGGAGCCGGGTCTATTCCGGTCGCCCGAAAGATTTTCGTGATTGTTTTAGCGGAAAGCGGCTCCCCGCTACGTATTGGGCGATTAACAGTCGAGGAAGAGACCCCGATTTCGGAAGCGAGGCGGTTCATAGACCAGTCTTTCGCCTCCAGGGTGTGCAGCAGGTAATCTTTGGTCCAGTTTGTCATGAGTGAACCTCGCATGATTGAGCGTATTTGCGCATCATGCAAAAATGCTCTTGACTGAAGTGGAGCAAAAACGCACAAATTGAACCCAGTGAAAAATGGGGGCGGTTCGATGTTGGTGCGGCAAACGCTTGAGCGAGTAGAGGGGCGTCTGGCGGGCACGGGCCGGACTGTGGGTGATTTGTGTGACCAGGCCGGGATAGCGCGCTCGACGTGGCAGCGGTGGAAGTCTGGGTTGCACTCCCCAAACATGAAAACCCTTGAGGCTGTGGTGGCCACGGCGGAAAGGATCGCGGAGGCCGCCTCCGAGGAGGCGGCCAGCAATAGGGACACAGCCGCATGACAGATGCCCTGTTCTTCCTGTTTTTGTCCCGGTGGTGGTCATGACGCGGTCCTCCCATCTGGTGGTTGTGCCCCAGTCGACCACGCCCGACGCCCCTGCGTCGTTCAAAACATTCTGCGAAACATCTTTCGCGCGGCGCACGGACCTGCACGCCTTTCAGCGGGCCTTTCCCGATTGCGCGGCGCGGTATTTTCGCGGCACGGGCCTGTCGGCGGCTGAGATCGCCGTGGCCTTTGGCGTCGATGCGCGCACGGCCAAAAACTGGCTGGAGGGGCTGGTGGCCCCGCGCGGTGACAAGGTCGCCGTGATCGCCCTGCGCGACCCGGATGGGTTCCGCCGTCATTTCGGGGCGGTCGCATGAGCGGGGTGGTGGTGACCCTCGGCCTGCTGGCGCTGATGGCGCTGCTGATCGCGGGGGCGCTGTCGTGACCCGCCTGAGTTTCTCATTCGCCGCGCCTGCGGTGAAGCCTGCCCCCGTTGCGCATCTGCGCCGGGGCACTTTTGGCGGCGCTGCCGCCCTCCGGATCCGGGCCGTGATGTCCGGGGTCGGTGGCCGTCTGACGCGGGGGCCGTCTGACGCGGGGGCCGGGGCGACGTTCCTCCCCGTTCCCGCATCGGTTTTCGCGTCAGGCGGCGCTTTTCCTCCCGCTGACATGCCGGGTCATGCATGTCACCTCCCTGGACTGCCCCGGCGGCGCGCTCTGCGTGCTGTCGGGGGCTTTTCCGGGTTTTTTGGGGCGACGGAATTGCGGCGCGGCTGGGTTGGCGCGCGGCAAGGTCGGGCGGTCAGACCGCCAATTTTCAGCGTTGCCCGGTCCGCTGGACCGAGAGACCGGGCGTTCATTCACAGGACGGAGGGCGTCACATGCGCGTGACATTCACAGATGCGGAATTGCGCTGCCTGCACGGGCAGGGGCTGACCGATGAGCAGTTGGCGGCGCGGCTGGGGGGCGGTCTGGCCACGGTCGGCAATCGCCGCCGTGCGCTGGATCTGCCGGTCAATGCGGGTGGTCGGCGGGCCGGGGTGGACATGGCCCGGCTGCGGGCCTTGCACGCAGAGGGGCTGCCGGATCGTGAGCTGGCCGAGGCCATGGGTGTGAGCACATCCACGATTGCCAATCGCCGCCTGGCCGCCGGGCTGGCGTGCAACCCGGCCCGGCCCCGGTTTGACCGGGATCGGTTGCGCGCGCTGCACGCCGAGGGGCTGTTGGACCCGGATATCGCGGCGCGCATGGGGTGCTCTGTCGAGGCGGCGCGCAAGCAGCGCCGGAAGATGGGCCTGCCGGGGCATGGCCGCAGGCGGCTGTGGGATGCGGCGCGGCTGGACCGGATGCGTGCGCTGGTCGCGCAGGGCATGGGCAGTGCGGCTGTTGCGCGCGAGATGGGTCTCAAGACGGCACAGGTCCGGGACGCCATGTTTCGCCATGGGCTGGAGACGCCGCAGTCTCTGCGGCGGTATACGCGTGACATGGATGAGCGGATCGTCGCGGGGATGCGGGCGGGCGAATTGGTATCGTCGATTGCGGCGCGGCTGGGTCGGACGGAGTCATCGGTGCAGAACCGCTGGTGGCTGTTGCGCAAGCGGCTGGGGGTGGGGTCCGCATCGCGGCCACCATCGGCGGCGGTCTGCGATGCCGTCGCGCAGGGCGGGGCCGCTGTTCCGTCCGTGTCGCGCGCCTGTGGTCGCCCCGCGCATCGGGTCGATCTGGACAGGCTGGCGGCGCGGCACGGGGCCGGGCTGGTGCAGTCGCTGGCGGCGGTCCAGCGCGCCGGGGCCTATGGTCGGCTGACGGAGATCGCGGGGCGGTATGAAAAGCCGCTGCGCCTGGTCGAGACAATCTGGCACCAGGTGCGCGCATGAGCGCGCGCGTGGGTGCGGGTCAGACGCGGGCCGATGATGAGCGGGTGCTGCACATCCTGCACGTGCTGGAGGTGCAGGGCGCGGGTGTGGCCCGCGCGCGATTTGGCCTGACCAACAGCGCGGTGCAGGGGATGCGGCACAGGTTCCTGCGGCGGGATGCGGTCGGCGGCTGTGCCTGCGACCGGCCTGAAAACCGTGACGGCGGGATGCCAGCGGACTGGTGGCGGAGGGCTGGCACATGCTGACCCGCGTCTGTGTGGAGGCGGCGGCGGAGGCCTTTGGCGTGCCTGTCGCGGCGATTGACGGCCCTGCGCGCCGGGCGGGGATCTGCCGCGCGCGGTTTGCGGCCATGCGCCTGGCGCGAGATCTGGGCGATCTGTCGACGCCGCAGATCGGGCGGGAGATCGGCGGGCGGGATCACACCAGCGTGTTGAACGCGCTGGCCCGGGCGGCGGCGTTGGCCGAGGCGGACCCGGATTTCGCGGTGCGTCTGTCTGCGGCACGCAGCGCCGCGCGGCGGCGGCTGGGTGTGGGGGTGGACGGCACGTTCTATCGCCACGGATCGCTGGGGGTGGCGGCATGAGCGCGCCCCGGTTTCAGGCGACCTGCCCGCTGGGCCATCTGCGGTTCCGGCTGTCGGTGGCGAGCTGCGGCGCGCGCAGCTGGGCGCTGTTGCCCGGTGACCTGGCGCATCCGCGCGCCGATGTGCCGCTGGTGAGCGGGTTTCTGGACGGTCCCGAGGGGCTGACCCCCGAGGCGCTGGAGGATGCCGCGCGGCATCTGCGGGCCTTTGATGCGACGGTGGAGGAATTGGTATGAGTCTGGATGTCGTCTTTCGCGCCGGGTGTGTCCATCGCTGGCACACCAATCCGGATCTGTGCCACACGGTTGACCGGATTGACGCGCATCAGGGCCGTGTCGCCCGGATGATGCTGGCGCTGTGGCCTGATTGTTCGGTCCCTGCGCTGCACTATGCGCTGACCCATGATGATGGCGAAAGCGTGGTGGGCGATGCCCCGTCCACGACAAAGGGGGCCTTTGATCTGACCCGCGCCGAGTCGGTCGCGCGCGCCGCGATCTGGCCGGGGGATGTCAGCCTGTCTGCGCAGGAGCTTTTGCGGATCCGGTTCTGTGACCGTCTGGACGCCTACATGTGGGCGCGCCATCACGCCCCGCATGTGATGGGCGGCGATGGCTGGCCCGAGTGTGCCGCCTGGCTGCGGTCTGTTTCCGGGGATCTGGGCGTGCCCGATGCGGTCCTGTCCGAGGTGCTGGCATGAGTGCCGCGCCTGCCCGCGCCCGGGTGGTCACGGCGGCGACCGTTCTGTCCATGCAGCGCGGCGGTCTGTGGATGGCGGGGCCTGCGATTGGCGCGCTGGCGCAGGCGCTGGAGGGACTGCCCGCGCTGTCGGCGGATGATCCGCTGCGCCCGATTGTGCCGCTGTGCCGCGATCTGATCGACGCCCGGCTGGCCGAGAGCGACCGCCGCTATGGCGGGGTGCGCGATGCGCTGGCGGCGCAGGTGCGGCTTTATTGGGAGATGCGACTGGTGGAGGCGGCGGCATGAGCGTGCAGGCCCTGCGGTCGGTGGATGTGGCCTCGCTGGAGGATTATCCAGAGGCGCTCAGCGATCCGTCGCTGTCGAGCGATTATTTCACCAAGTTCTGGCACGACCGCTGGCTGTCGTCGCGGCTGCATCTCAAGGGCAGTCTGGCGGTTCAGGGCGCGGCGTTGAACCTGTTTTTCCTCGCGCGCAAGCAGACCCCGGTCGGGTCGCTGCCGATTGAGCAGGATCTGCTGGCCAGTCTGTTGCGGGTCTCGGATGTGCAATGGGGCGAGCTGATGCGGGAATCTATCACGCCACTGCACGGCTGGACGCCCTACGCCTATGAGGGCGAGGTGGTGCTGGGCCATCGTGTCGTGATCGAGGTGGCCGTTGATGCGATGGAGCGCCGCGAGGCGCGCAAGCTGTCCAGCGAGGAAAAGGCGGTCACGCAGCGCCGGATGCGGCTGGTGGGCACCATGCGCGCGGTCGGTCTTGGCCCTGCCGCCTGTGCGGACAAGGCATTGGTCGCCTGGCTGGATGAGTGGCTGCTGACGCATCACCACGGCCAGAGGCGGTCACCGCAGATCGAAACCTCTGTCACGCGCGGGATTTCGGCGGCGGCTGCTGCGGGCAAGTTCAACGCGGGGCGCTGAAAGCAAAGGGAAAATCGGCCTATCTGTAGTCAGAACAGTTTGGAACAGTTCCGCACAGAAAAGAACTGTTCTGCCTAGAGAAGAACAGAACAGAACATAGAAGATCAGACACACGGAACGCCACAGATGCAGCGGTGGTGAGTGTGGATAAGTCGGGACCTTGCAGAGAAAAGGGCAGTGAAGATGGAAAAGGCAGAGGCACAGACCGACAGCGCACGCGGACGGGTGCGGGAGGTGCTGGTGACGGGCTTGGGCTTTCGCTTTCCCAAGGGCGTGTCCGAGGATCTGGGGCGCAAGCGGCTGGATCGGATATGCGATGATCTGGTCTATCTGTCGCCGGAATCGCTGCGGCGTCTGGTCGGGGCCCTGCGCACAAAGGGCGAGGGGTCCAGCCGCTGCTGCTGGCCTGAGCGGGCCACCTTCCTTGCCTTTGCCGAGTTGGTGCAGCCCCGCGCGCTGGAGGATGCGCCGGGGGTCGCGTCGTGGTTTGCCTCGGCGGCGGGCCAGAGTGCGGTTGAAGGTGACCGGCTGGTGGCGGAGTTCCTGTTCTGGCAGCGGCACAAGCGGCCCCCGCTGACACCCGGCGACCGGATGTCGATCGAGGAGCATGCGCGGGAGTTGCGGTCGCGCCGTCAGCGCGCCTGCTTCAACCGCAGCGCGGGCCGTGCGGCTGTGCTGGATGATGCGGCATGGCTGCCGTGGTTCGAGGGGGTTCACGCGCGCGCCTTGGCGCTGGTCGAGGCGGGACGTCAGGGGGCGGCGGCATGATGGCGCAGCGGGGCATGGTGGCGCGCGGGGCTGTACGGTCGGCGCGGGTCGGGCGCTGCGGCGGGCCGATTGGCGCGGATGGCCGCGAAGTGGTCGGCGTGCGGGCGCTGCTGGAATGGGCGTTCGCTGTGGAATGTGCGCAGCTGGATTATGATTGCGGCGATGTCTTTGCCGGAGAGAGGCGTCCCGGTGTCGGGATGGAGGCGCGGATCGCGGAGCAGCTGGCTATGGGCAAGCAGAGCAAGCGGGGTGTGCGTGTCGATACCTCTATCGGGCGCACGCTGCCGCCGGATGATGCAGAGCTGGTGGCGACAACGGTGCGCCATGTGCTGCCGTGGTCGCAGGCGGTGATGGTGGCGGACCATGCGCGGTCCGGGTGTGCGCCGGTCTGGGATCTGGGGCCGCAGCGTGTGGTCCCGAGGGAATGGAAGCGGGCAAACCAGCACGGCCAGCAGCCGCAGGAGCGGGTCGTGTATGTCGAGCGTGTCCTGTCAAAGCGCGGGCGGTTGATTGGCCGGAACCATACGGAGGTGCCTGTCATGATTGTGCCATCCTCTGCGCAGATCGCGGCGGCGCGGCGCAGGTATCTGGACTGGTGGGGCGGGTTGCTGGCCGTCCTCGCCGGGTTGCGCGCGGTCAAGCTGGACTGGTTCAGCCTGTCCGGGGACATGCCGCCGATGACACCGTGGCGAAAGGGGCTTGACTGAATTGAGGTTATGTTGACATTGTGCCCCTGAACAGAAGTGCGCCCGGAGTCGAAAGACTGCCGGGCGCTTTGCGTTTCGGCCCCGGACATCACCGGACCTGCTGCGAATCACCTTGGCTCGCGTCGCACGAGAGGAATGCGGCACGTCAAGGGGAATCTGCGCAATTGCGGGTCCTCCCGGCCCCCACCTGTATACGGTGCGGCTAAG